ATAATGTCGGATATATCTTTTTTAGATAACTATTTGAGAATAACATAGAATCTGTACAACGAAATACACAGTTATGAGGAGGTTCATACGTTTTCGTTGGAACAAAGTAAGACTTCTCAGCATTTGGTGGACGTGTTCCAATCCCTTCACCTAAACTTATATATCCCCATGTTTTATCTTTTACATCATTTAATATCTGATGTAAGCGTTCCACAAAATCATTTCGCAGAAATACATCCGATTCAAATACTATAATATTAGAATAGTTCTTATCAACCGCATCACGCAATGCGCTAAACGTATTTATTATGAGTGAAATTTCTGCTTTTAGAAGATTCCGTGATTTAAAACTAAATGGGTTCATTCCACGTTTCATAAATGGATCTGTTACATTAAATATTAAATCATTTGTTAGTTGATCTCCCCAAATAGGAGTCCAAAATTGAATAACAGAATCTGGTATATTCACTTCTTTAAAATGTCGAACTAATTCGTCATAACGATCTTTTTCTTTTTCTTTATGACAAATTACATAGATTTTTTCAATACTTGTTGGCCAATTTATAGAACTCATTAAACTAAGGAATTAATTTTCTTTTAGGCATTATTTGGACGAATCTTTGTAGCAGAATCCGTATCACGGGTAATAACTCGGAACGTTAATTGAACCTGTTTTGAAAGATTGATTAAACGAGGTGCAGTGAATGTAGTAGAGTTTAACTGTGTAGCAAAATTCTGATTGTTTGTGTTTGTTCCACCAAACGGTTTGATAGTTACAACACCTGTTGTAGGATCATTATAAGGTGCTTGGACTACAATAAAATTACAGTATCCAACATTATTTGGAGTATCATTCCATGTGCCTCCAGTATAGTTACCAGTTGCTACAACAAGAAGACCGTTTGATTGTTCAAGATAGGTCTTAAACTCTGCTTTAGCAAAATCATTGCTAACAATAGCAGTAATATCAACTCCTTGAATACGAATTCTATCATTCTTAGAAAAGCCAAAACGATTAAAATAAGTGCTTGTTAATAAGATAAAATAAGTAGCATTATTATTTGTATCTTTTAGTGCGGAATTCAAGTAAATAGAAGATGATGAGCCAGGGAATACTGTGCTTGCGTAGATATTTGTTATATTAAGTGTATCTAACGCATCCGATACTAAGATACCATTAGGTCGTTGTAACTGAATAGTCATCTTTGTAAGAGTAGCAAGTGGTGTGGGATAGTAGACTCGCTGACACTTGAGGAACTTAGGAATCATCGCTAAGAAACCGGGATTGCTGGTGGTGCTATCAGAAGACCACTGCGCATCATACTGTAATGTAGCAAACGCACGGTCTAACTGGTCATCTGTTCCAAAGACATTGGATTCTAACTCGTCAATGTGTAATATAATGCCAGGTTCTGTTAGTATATTTAAGTTTGTTGTAGTAGCATATGTGGGTGTTCCACCACTACCAGAATTTACAATAAGTGTATTCACCGATTCATTAGGAACTAATGCTTTCACCATTTCAACACGGACAATATTGTGGAATCTCATATTTGCGGAAGGAGAATACTTGAATCCCTGAGAATTATTTGCGGGATTGAATGTAACAGAGAAGTTATAGCGATTTTCTCTTGTATTGTTATACCAATCACGATCCGCAGAGTATATTACTAAATTATACTCATTTTCCTTGTATGCTAAGATATCATCTTGAGCGATAATCGTATCTTGCTGAAGCGCAGGTTTCACACGGACTTCTTCAGGTTTTGCGATAGTTGGATTTGCTGTTCCAATTCCAGAAGGAACAAGGATATCATTTCGTGGAAGCGCATCACTTAGGTCTTTCAAATATGTTCCAGAAAACTCACCAGAATCATTATTGCGTGATTCAACAATCTTGGTTTGATTCCCTAACTTCAATACTTCTGCTTCACGTGCTTTCTTTGCTTGTTCAAAGAGTGAGAGTGGTGAGGAAGATGATTCATCTTCAAGTGGAATACGGAAATCGGGTGTAGGAGGCATTAACGCACGAACGGTGCTATCCTCAGAACGCTCATTCTGAATGCTTGTAAAACGAGAACTGATATCATCCTTCAGCGATGTATTCATACGTGTATCAATATCATTCTTAGCGCCTAAGTTTTGACGATTTAAGTAAGCGTTAAAGTCAGGAACAACCAAGATTAGCACTTGTTTATTCATCTCTTGGAGACTCATACTTCCACTCTTTTCACCAACCTCTTCCATATAGTGATGAACAGTTCTCACTAATCGTGACTTCTGTTTATCATTCAGTTCAACACCTAAGCGTCGTGTAAAATCCTGATATACGAGTTTATCCAACATGGATTCATTTTTAGGATTCATAAATCCACTACTCATCTTCTAATACGTAGAACCTATTATGTTGAGAATATCCAATCGCGTAAATCTAACATAAATGAATCCGGGGGCTTTGTGCGAGAAAATGCTTGGAAGTCATCACCCGCAAGCATTCGCAATATAAAATACATAGAATACATGCCACACTCTGAATTTTGTTTCTGGAACCGGTTTCCATTGTAGAAGAGTTTCATCTTCTTATCTTGTGTTGTCAGCCATTTCATAAAGGTCGCAATCTGTTTTGGTGGTTCTATTGCGTAGGAATCGAAGTAGTATGTCTTATGGTGTTTTAAATCAATAAAAACTGCTACCCAGTGACTACCACCTTTATAGTGAGGGTCTAAATTATAAATAATACCAATAGATTCCGTTCCTTGTTCAATAGACTTCTGGACTCGTAGTTCACATACTTCATCAATTAGACAACTACCGTTCTTCTTATATGGGTCGGGTGCTGCGAAATCAATTGGATACGGTCCCATAAACTCAAACTTTGGAAATGCTTCTTCATACTGCTCCATCACATACGTAATATCATTTGAGTTTAACCACTTATCATTATCTGATTTCCACTCCTCAGGCATCGGTGGTCGTAGATACTTTTTAATTAATTCTTTCTTTCTTGTTTCATCTAATGGAAGTGCTTTCACAAAAGATAGTTCATGTTTTGGTTTTACATCTAACTTCTGTTCAATTTCAGAACGTAACTCTTTTGTATTTGGATCAATACTTAACTTAGAAGCAACTTCTTTTAAAATATCCACTGGTAAACAACCTTCGTGAGGACGAACAGCACCAACTGAAGGGTGGCACTGTTCTGGACCCGGTGTTTTGAACTCATAGTGAATATTTCCACCAGTTTGCTTATACATCTTTCTTGTCTTATATTTTTTCATTGTCACGCCAATTTTCGATTGGCTGGAGACCAACCTTTGGTTGGATGTCTTCCCTTTCTTTTTTATTTTCATCTTTATCTAATCATAGATTAGAATGGCTGTAACAGAAGAAGAAAAAAGAAATACCTATCCTTTTTGGTTTATTATTGTTCCAATATGTGTATTCTTAATTTTAGCATTCTTCCTATATGCGCTATTTAACGCAAACTCTATTCAAGTCGCAAGCACAAAGAAAGTATTTGAAATTGTGAAAAAGTTAAAACACACTAATAGTAGATAAAGATGGATTGGTCTAACTTTTGGCATTCAGCAGTTCTTTTAGGAATTCTTGCTGTTTTTATTGTTCTCTACTCAGTGTTTAATAGTGTTATATATGATAATGTAAATGGTGATATTAAAAATAGTGTAAAAAATAACTTTACAACCTATTTTGCGGTGTGCGTTGTGATGATTTCACTTTTAGCGATTGTTTCATTCTTCTATATACGTATGAATCCTAACAACTATATGGTATATTCAATGATAGTAACACATATCAGTTTACTACTATCATTAACTGCGCTCTCATTTACAACTTTATCAACCCAATAGGATGGCTATAATTCTATGCTGTAAACGAAACTTTCCCGACCAGTTCTTCTTATAGTTATTCTTGTGGAATGAGATACCTTGAATACGGAACATAATACGAATAGTATCATTCTTCTTTATCATACCTTCAATGTATTTTGTGTGCCACTGTTTATCTTTATAAATATGAACATCATTATTAAATTGGACTGGAAAGTAGAGATAAAGAAACTTGTTTTCAATGATAGGTTTAAAAAGTGCTTTTAATTCTTCTAAACTAAAATTTGTATCAGGAAACCAAGAAGTCTGTTGAATATATACCGCATTTAGTAAGGATGATTGTAAAGCTAAAAGTTTTGCTTCTTGTGTATCAACGCGTA